AAACCCGTCAGTCTCATGCTGATGAAATCCAATTACTTCATGGACTTTAAGATAGGTCATTGCAGCATAAGTGCCATCTGTAAAATACATCCAGACAACACCATAGGGGTTGGATTGCGCACACCAGCCCGCTACTTTCCTGCCGTTAAAAATGTGCTGGGATAAGATCGAAAGCTCTATCATCTCATGTTTTTCGGATTGATAGGAATATGCTAATTCCCCAATTCCCATGCTGCCTTGTAGAATATATAAAAGCGAACCACCGATTATAACCGGTTGAACAGCAGCGCTCCCAGCGCCGCCCTGTTTTTGAAAATTAGGCATCCGATCACCTTCATCTATGCCTTTTAAAGTCCATACTCCATTGGTTGTAGCCAATAAAATATTCTGCTCCCCGGTAGCCCAAACAATTTCATTTGCCTGTGTGGTGGCCAGTGTAACTTCAATGGCTTCATCGGATACCGCAGAAGTTGACAAGCCTAAGCTTTCTAATGCCCCCGCTGCGGATAGCCACACGGTAAACGGATAGTTCAAAGAAGAAGACCAGCCTAAGCGCTGACTCCAAAAGAAAACCAATGCAGGATACTTACCTGCTTCATCGAACGGATTATAATCACTCGGTGGGGTGTCAGTGGTATCGGCCGCTATATTGTCATCTATGAATTCAGTTACGCCATAGGGGTTATTTTCCACCTTACCAATATAACCCCATTCACCATAGCGGTCTTTATAAATATAGAAGCCACCATCAGGCTCCGTGCCCCTCCAAGTAAATTGAAGAGTGATATAGTTCCCTTGAGCTTGTCCTAATATATCTGTGGTAACAGACAAGGGTTCACTTGGAAGAGATTCCTCACCGTTATGTATTTGGGTAATGACATATTTATATGTAGCCTTACCAGTACTGGGTGTTCCAATGGTAGGTATGGCTTGATAGCTGTTGGGTGCATGGTTGGAAGGTGTAAAGCCCAGATAATCAAAATCCCAGTCATCATCAGCAAGGCGACCGAGCTTGTATGGCTGGTAGTTCCTGTGTGCTGTATAAATAACATCGGCCGACTGTGCAAAATTCATATCCGGTAGATGTGCATGGGAAACAGGAAACTCACGGGTATAATCAGCACCATCTTTCTGCACACGTTCATCATCACTCCAAACGTGCATTTTCCAGTTACTGAACTCTATCACACGGGATTCCGTTTCAGAAAAGATAAAAGGGACAAGGCGCTCAGGCTGATTTATATTCTGATCAACGGCCTCATCAAGGAAACGCCACCCTGGGCGTCTTGTCGTGGGGCCTTGTGGCAGGCACACCATATTCTTTAAAACTTTACATCCGGTATGATACCGGGGATGGTCTATTCTGCTTAACATTAACGGGGAAATCTCCCCGCCGTTAAAGCTTCTATGTAAAAAAGCGGTCTGCATTATGCTAACCACCATTCTTGATTTTCCACAGCAGCGGGATAATCCCGTGCTGCCAAAATAGATGAACTCCGATTGGTATCCGGTTCTGTAATATTATTTTCAGCCGTATCCGCCAATTTAGCCTCTTCAAGCGCCTGTCTATAATCTAAGCGTACTTCTTTAGGCAAAGCGATTGACAGTGGTCTTGCAATCTCAATGGCCATCCTATAAGCACAGGCTTGGATAAATAGTGGCGGCGCGGCGCTCAAAGAATCAATATCATATTCCATGTACCTTGCATAACACGGGCTTGCGTCCGTGTATAACTTAAAGCCCTTACTGCGTTCAAATTTGCTGCCCCGATATGTTAATGACTTTATAGACCGGACGTCTATTACAAAAAGAACCGTCCGAGGCAAATCATAAGCGTACTGGTATCCAAACGGAACAGAATCAGCACTTAGGTTTAATTCTGCCCATACCATTGAAAAGCTCCACGGGTGTAAACTCAGGACTTCTCTGATGGACTCTTCGACCGTAGCTTGACATCTCTTGGCAGGCATACTGTTTTCGTCAAGACTGCTGATTTCTTTGACCCCTAACTTTCGCAGTGCTTTATTGGAAATCTGTAATAAAACTTCAGTATCCGGTTGTTGATCATCAATTACATCTAAAACAACAGTAACAAGGCATATTGATGTATCCTCATTCGGATCGTTTGCATCGGCTATTCCACTGTAATAAATATATGCTACGCCGTTTTCGATAAATACAGATGGGTCTTGCGCACCGTATAGATGGTAGGCTTCCGTAGGATTGAAGACTGCTTCACCATCGAACATCGGAATCCAAGTGGATAGATCAGAGCTTACGGCCATATAGATTTTGTTTTTAGAATCACCGGAATCCCATTTACCATAGGCCATATACCAGACACCGGAATACTGAAACAGTCCCATGCTGCCGCCTTCAAGAGACAACGATGTGGGTGTTGCGGTGGCAAGCCCTGACCATGTGGCTGATTGCCTTTTATAAACGTACCATGTGTCGACGACCTTCAAGGCATAGAACAAATGATAATTCGTTCCGTCATGCACGACAAACGGATCACCCATTGTGCCATTAGGCGCTGTAAAAAGCTCAGTGCCGTTTGGAGTATATGCGTTGTCCGTCCAGCCGATCTTATCCCCGTTGCTTTCTTCACCCGTTGAGGTCTGGTAAACTATCTTTGCAGCACCTGCAAGCGGGTCCCAAAAATACATACTGGATAGTATATGGCTTCCTGCCCAACCGCCACCAGTCCCCCAGGGCGAAAGCATGGGGTTATCACTATTAGAGATGACCCACGGCCCTGTTAACGAGGACGCCCTGGCCTCGCCTAATGACCATATCGGGCTACCGTCCGGGAAGGGAAAGGGATACAGATTTGGAGGTGAACCCAGACCGGATAACAACATCCGGTAGATGCTTCCTTCTTTAATAACAAAAGGGTCATCCGTTACTTTTCGCCGCCAGTGCCCCGGTTGATAGTCTGCATTGTCAGAGGGTGCGGGTAAATCGTTCCGGTTCGATAAGACAACGCCATGTTTGGTAACTGTTGACATGATCTTTCTTCCTTATGCGATAGAGACTACGCCGTTGTTGAATAATTCTGGAGTGCCTGAATCCGATTCAAACCCTATCCAACGATAGCGGGCTGACAGTGAGAACGGTTCATCTAAAGCGTTTTCTATTTTAGACATCTTGGCAACCGTTGTGAGCGCTGCGGGCTTGTCTTTTACATTACTCACCCACACACTCACCGCACCGCCTATAATCTGAACTGTAGGCAGCAGGAAGTATTTCACACTATACGGCTGTTCATTATCCGCTATTTTGTAAACTGTCTCCAGTTCTAATTCTATTGACATAATAGGCTACGCTCCCGGCTCCGGCTTTGCAGCATCAACGACCTTCCAACAGGGGTTTTCATCATTTATCCTCCTAAGTATTCAATAATCACGTCTATTGTACCAGACGCCGCGGCATCGTTTGTAGAAATCACAGGCTTGACCCACTCACCGATATTCTCAGGGAGTATCAATGAAGCAATCCGATCCCCTACGGCATAAGCAGTGGCACCGCTCATAGTAATAACCACAGAATGGCTATCTGGTGTTGGTACTGCGAACGTACCGGTCTCTGTAGCACATTCCTTTAATGAAATCGTGAGTGTTTTAGTATCCGCAATAGCCACCGTAGTTTTGGCTAAAACAGTAACGGCCATACGGCTTCTTGTGCCGTCCACGCGGAGAGCGGTGGTGTCACCAATAGTTGTAGAGGTATTGGCTGGCACCGTAGTACCGTCCTCGAACATCTGATTTTCAAAAATCAGTTTATGTTTATACATCAGCTTATCCTTTCTAAAGTATAACTTTTTCCGTTCCGTCCAGTATATTATAACTCGTAATAACTGGGATACCTTCCCATTCATCAATACGTCTACTATACTTCTTGTCTTCAACACCCATTCGCAGTTTGTTTTCCTTGAACGGAGAAAGCGCCAAAGTTTTACATTTTGGATGACAGAATATCCCTGTATCCCTGTCAGTACCACGCACTGAAGCTATAGCATCATCTATCTGAGAAGAGGTCGGCAATGAACCAGTTTGAATATTAGCAATCACCGCAACGGTTCTGGTCGATATATTCAACCAACCGAAATATCCCTTCAGTGTCATGCCATACCCCAGCACACCCGGCAGACTTTGTAAATCATAACGATTTCCGCCATTGATTGCGACTTCTTCCAACAGGGATCCTTGTTTAAAGCCGTTGGGATTGAACAGGCCAATATTTTCAGCCTCATCAAACCTAACCACCATCATGGAATAGACCGTGCCACTGGCAGCCCCCGCCTTAAAAATATTTCCGTCATCGACCGCTTTTGCTTGCCAGTTGTTATAATAGAAATGCACTTCAGCATCCATACCGGCTTGTTTCAATAAAACAGGCGTTTTATCGGCAAAATATGCTGAGGGAGAACCAAATTGTTTGCTTGTATCTTCACCAACTTCCATCCGTCCGCCAAAGATAGCAAGATCAATCTTCTCTAACCCGCTACTAATGTTCATAGTTGGCAGCACAGAGTTGGCATTAACGAACTGAGCACCCGTAATGCTTGTTAATTTTTCGGCCATATGCCAAAATTCATGGGTTGATTTCTTGAAACGCAGCCTTTCCAGAATTGGAGCGTTCTCAGTCAGCTCATCAACCATCTGGGGCTGCTTCTTGGCATGTTTCATTGTAATTTCTTTTAAATCATATGTAGCCATATTTTTATCCTTTTACTATCCTTATTATGTTTTAAACATTCCCTTAAACGCAGTTTCATAGCTGATAGGCTTGTCATTACCACCCACTCCGCCAGGAGAACCTGTACCAAGCGAGTCCTCACCGACCATTGCTCCAATAGTGTACATTAGCTCAATAAACATCGGATCATTAACGATCGGGTTGCCATTTAATGCCGGTGCAAGCCTACCGTCCATTTTCTTGTCCAGAGCTTGAACTGCCAGCAAGCTTTGATCTTTGTTTTTGTCGTAGTCCTTTCCCCATTGCGTTTTAAGTGCTGTAGTCCCGGCTTCAATAGCCGCCTCGTTCTGTTTTGCGACCAGTTCCTGCTGATACTTGATCAAGCCTTCAGCCTGCTTTGGGGTTATGTCGCTTGTCATGCAATGAGTCGTAAACCCGCTCAGTGTCTCTTTTAGGGTCGCTTTCGCAGTGTCATCTAATTGAGCATCTGCAAAGATACCGTCCAGTTTAAAATCATCAGGGGACTTTGCATAGGTGTGTTTTGTTCCCTGTTCAATTGCACTCAAGGCATCGTCAACGGAAGCAAAACCCTTGAGTTTTTCGTGGGTCGCTTCCGGCAATGAGCCGTACCATTCTTGGCTTTCCTGCGTATTACCACCACCATCCCCGCCCGTAGTTTCATTCCCAGCGCCTGTTTGACCAGTGTTCTCGTCTGCCATATCATTCCCCTTTGTTAGTTTGTAAGATTAAATCCATATTCCGCCGCCTGCGCATCATGCGTTGTATATCATCATGCACGTCCCCTGCTGTTATAGCGAGGTCATCAAGCAGCCCTTGCCCAAAGTCCTTCAGCACGATTGACATCACCATCTGGGCGTTGTCAGGACTCCATGCAGTGTCAAAAGTGCCAGCCCGTTCTAATATCTCACAGACCACACGAGCGCCTTCCGGTGTTTTCGCCACCACTGACAAGTCAGATAAGTAGCTGATATACGCTTCTTCCGCCTCTTGCCTTTGCTTCTGGCCAATCTCAACAATATCTTCCATTATGCCTGACTCCTCATAAGTTCGCCTGCAATTGTCTTGTCAGTGCCCACGCTGCCAAGCTTGGCGGCCTGTTCAGCCTGCATCTGTTCAGCTTGCATTTTTGCAGCTTGTTCCTCTTTTCGTTGCTCTTCTGCAAGGATTTGCTCATATTCTTCATCACTTCTGATTATCCTTGCCGGAGCACCCACGCCTATTGCTATTTCGTCAATGACTTGTGGCATATTAAGCTTATGTAATACCGTAGGCGGCATTTGTGCCGTTATCTGCATTTCTGCAAGAGCTTTTACATCAGCCACTACTACCCTCGCCGCCTCAGCTCCTACCTGCCTCAAGGATTTAGCAACCGTTGACATGTACTCAATTTCCATACCCCCAGCGTCCAGTAATGCAGGTGGTGGTTCGGGAAAGAGTCCGGCGCGGTCAAGAATGTTATGAGTATGCAAGAACATCTTATCCAGCACGTTAGGTTCATAAATGGAAACAACCGGCGCTATTTGCTGCAATCGTTCCCTTTTTCGTTCCATGTATTCCGTTGCGGTCATATCTTTGGGACGCATCTCTTGTGGGAGGTCATAAAACAAATCAGCTTTGGCAACAGCCGCTATGCGTTCCATCATCACTTGGATATCTTGTGAAGCATACTGGTAGCCCTGATATGGAATTTCATACAGTGCCCTTACGCCCTTAGACTCCACTTCAGACACTGCGGTTTCACCACCGGGTTGCACCTGTAGCTTGTATTTAAACTTAGACGGCTTGATTGTAGGAGGATTGACAAGCTTACCCAATGCAATCAGCTTCAAGCGCTCCGTCTCATTCATTTGCAGGGTCATTCGCAGTAGCTGGTGTCCTGACCCCATTCCATAAGCAGATGCACCCACTCTTGAAAAGGGAGCGTGATAATATGGCATTTCGTGATAGCCTGATTCTGACAACACGTCCTTGACTTTATCCTGACCGTCCGGGAAGTCTTCATAAAGAAAAGACTCATAAGGCATATTCAAGTTGTCAATCTTGCGATCATCATAGTTCGCACGTGGCCTGACGACATGCACAATATCAACGGGTGTGTAGGGGTTATGCTCCAAGATGTGTTTGGTCTTGTCGCTTAACTTCTTAATCCCATATTTCTTTTTGAGTTGGCCGGCAGACCATTTGAGCCGCCTGACCACAGTATCCAGTTGACCTTCAGAATCAAGAGCTACACAGTAAGTCCCAAAAGTACAGCATTCAAAGTGAGACAGCGTGGTCATATTGCTATCTTGGAATAACAACAGATCGCCAAAGCCGAATAGCTCTAAATTACACAGGTAGATAGCCTGATAAAATCCGCCCTTTTGCAAGACCATATCAATGCGTTTCATTCGGTAGTCCAGATGTTCCCTGACTCCGAGAGATTCCATCACTTTATCATCTTGTACTCTCAAGCTTTTCCAAGGCAAACCTTCAGGTGTCATGCCAACTGTCATACCACCCGCTGCACGTTCTAATGACAGGGTAGCCGCCGGATTGATATTCTTTTTGCCACGTTGAAGAATAGTCTTTTTATCTTCGCCTTCATCTGGCCAGAACCCACGATAGGGGAGAAGATATTCAGAAATCTTCTTAGCGTCCTCATCCTCATTGGTCTGGCGTTCGCCTTCAAGGTATTCGACCAGTGCTCTTATTTCTTTTAGTTTTTCAGCAGACATAGTTATTTTTAGAAACCTAACGTTTGAAGCCAACCACCCAGTGGATTGGATAATATAGTGCCACGCAGTCCCTGCTTATTTTGTAGCCTCTGTTGTCCTGTTGTCCGTGCTCTCTTTGACCCTGCCTTCCGTTCCTCTTCAGGTGTGAATGGCATTTTTGCCGCTGCTGGCGCTGTTGGTATTGTCGGCGTGTTTTTCCCACCCATAACCTTGCTCCTTAAAATCGTATATTGATATTATTCCGTCTCGGTACTTATTTTCCTCGGCAATATAACAAGCCTTTGGCAGCCTTCCGAGTATGCGGAAACCAGCTTCCTGTAAATATCTTATTACATGCGTAAAAGTGATAGGTGTTAGGCCATATAAGCTCGCTACTATCTTGTTTTCCTTAAGCCATTTCAGCGAAAGCTTGGCACATAAAACAGCTTCATCATGGGTCATGTCCCAAGTACAGAAATGCACCTGAGCCGCCTTTCCTTGAAAGCCATTGAGCCAGAAGAAGCCTACCGCTCCTCTGTCAGTTAATTCTAATTGTACCAGCCAGCAGTGCAATGGAATCTTCGTATTTTTAACAAACGATAGCCATTCATCAGCCGTTAAAATGCCGTCATCATAAAATAGCCATTCAGTGCGCTTGTGATATTCTGCACTATCAAACAGCGCCTTGATTTGTTCATCGGTCAAGTTTTTCGCATGTGTCCATATCAATTCTTTAGAAGGATAAGGGATCATAATCCACTCCATTACTTACATTTTGGTCGCCGCTCACGTTCGGATAGCCGCCCCTGAGTTCCACATACTCGTCAGGGTCTGGAAACGTGGCTTGTAGTTTCGGGTCAAGAATTCTGGCCATACAATCCAGCATGTCATCATGCTGGCATACCGGGAAAGCGAGAAACTCTTCATCCTCCCATTCCTTTATGATGTTGCGGAAACTCTCAGCAGTATCTCTGATTGTCAACACGCCGGGCGTGTAGAAACGGAAGTTTTCAAATATTGGTATAAGCATACGGATACGGTCGTTCTTAGGCATCTTGCCACCCAATGCCACAATAGAAAAATGGAAGTTCTGTTCATCCTGAACATATTCAATATGCTCAATGTCCGCTTGCATTCCGTATTCTTCATAACCCACCACGATCGGTTTGTATTGCCTGACAAATGCAAATAGCTTCTGAGTCCGCTGTGTTAAGTTCAGCCTATCACGTAGGCCGTCAATCAAGTAGTATCTGTTATCAGGCGCTAACCCAATGACCCACATGACAGTATAGTCATTTCCAGTGTTTTTGATTTTCCTTGCACTGGCAGGGTCAACTAAAAGATAGATATTCATTTTGTCGTAGAACTCGTGCTTAGGCGTCCACGCCCTAATCCATTCTTTTGAAAACCCTTGCGCTTCATCGGCTCTTGGATTCTGCAACATCTGACATGCGAAAATGTAGGGACCTTGATCACGTCTCTTGTCAACCAGAATGTCTTGACTCATAAATACCGCTCGCCCGTCCGGAGTTCCGTCTTCAGTGGCTGGATAAATGCGTTCTTTCGCCGTCTTAGCCTTTAACAAAGCGCCCCAAGCATCATTCAGATGATACCGTGTACCGATCATCCGCCTTCTATAATTGGTTTTTTGTGAACCAAGAGAAAACGACAGCCTCACTGCATCATATGCTTTACTGAGCTGGTCATGGTTAGTAACTGACTTTTCAGTTACAACATCGTCATAAACTAAAACCTTAAAGTGCTTGCCTGTTGGCATACCACCGATCAACCCCCACGCCTCAATAGTTTCTTCTCTGCTATTTGACTGGCGCTTAACTCTTATGCCCTTATCAAGGCCCCAGCATGGCGACTCTTTGTCGGGCTTTGTGTATAAAATATCAGGGTATAGCTCTTGCAAAAGAGTATTGTTTTCAAACTCTTCTTTAATCTGCTTTAAGAAATCCTGTGCCAACTCACGCTTGACGCTGAATATTCCGAATGTCAACTCAGGATCATTCAGAATGTCCTGAATGGTTAATGCAAACGTAATGATTGTCGACTTATAATGCTCACGTGCCCATAAATCCAGCATCCCATCAGGTTCGGCTTGTACTTCTCTGCACCTTGCATAAAGCCAGTCGTTGTTTACATCCCGTCTATTCAGCAAAAAAGTGAGAAGGAAGAATAAATCACGCCTGCCTAATTCTGCCAGCAGCTCTTTGTACGCTGTGATTGATTGCTTCTTAGCCGCCTGAATCCACGTCTGATATTGCTCATTCTGCGCATTCCTTGTTAGCATTCATGATATCCTGTTCCAGTTTCTTGATTTCGTCTAACAGCTCTATGGATGCTCCGACCGTAGTCTCATTTGTATTCTTATTATCTGACTCATGCTTTTCAGCGTATCCGTGCTTACCGAGTAATAAGCAAGTTACCTTTGAACTCCACTTACAATTAACCCCATTTTTGAGCAATAATTGCTGCTGGCGCTGCATCATTGCCGAGTAAATGTCAGAAAACTCTTTTTTATCAGGCGCTTTTCGCCATTCGGTAATAGTCTCTCTACTCACCCCGAT